CACCGCCGGAGCTTGAGCAGTCACCTGCCGATCAGCCGGAGATCGAGGCCGATCAATGGCCGATCCGGGTCAAGCTGCTCTACAAGGCAATCCGCAACAACAAGAACGAGGAAATCCGCGAGGTGACGTTGCGTGAACCGCGCGCCGGGGACATCAATCGTTATGGCAACCCGGTGCGCGTCAATCAGGACGGCGATGTCGTCATCGACGAGCGCAAGATGACCTACATCATGGCAGCACTTTCTGATGTCCTGCCGCCGTTCATCGAGATGATGGACCCGCGGGATTGGAACAGCGTGGCATATCGCTTGCGCCGTTTTTTCTTGCCCGATCCAGCGGCTTGGTAGGAGACGAGGACGAGATGATCCTCGACTGCTACCGGCTCGCCCGCTGGTATCACGTGAGCCCGGAACTCTTTCTCGCAATGCCTGTCAGCGAAGTGACGCTGCATTTGCAGCGCACGGCGCAACTCGATCGTCAGCAGCAATCAGTCAACGGTGACGACTAGATGCCAAGCGAAGCCGAAGAACTAAGACTGGTCGTCAACCTGACCGACAACGCGTCGGCTGGTCTGTCACGGCTGCGCTATGAGGTGCAGGAGCTTGGCGGCGGCAGAAATCGCGAGGCGATGGAGCGCTTCAAGCGTGACACGGAGGAGATCACCAAAAGAACGCGGGGCCTGAAGTCGGAGTTGGCCGAATTCGGCATAGTCGGCAATCTGGTCGCAGGTGCCGTCGGCGGCATCGCTGCCGGTTTTGCGATGCTCGCAGGCAAGCTGGCACTCAGCATTATCGGCTTCGGTGACGCGGCCAAGGCGATGCGGGAGCTTAATCAAGAGGCGCGTCAGATGGGCGTCGACCCTGTGGCGCTCGAAAACATCATCAAGCAATACGAGGAAGTCGGCGTCGCGCGAGAAAAGACGCTACAGAACATGCGCGGGCTATCACAGGCGATCGGCGAACTTTTCCGACCCGGCAGTCAAGGTGTCCGCGACCTGATGAACATGGCTGGCAGTGGCCTGCAGTCCAGAGCCGCCATGCAGGAATCGATCAACGCTCTCAAGAGCGCCACGACAGAGGAAGAAAAAACCAACATCGCAATCAAGATGGTGCAGAACACCCGCACCAACGCATTCAGACAGTACAAAAGCGAGCAAGAAGCTGCGCTTCGCGCCAACGAACTCGCGAAAAAACTCGGTGTCGACCTTTCGATTCTCGAACGGGATAATGTGGAGAAACTGACTGCAGCGGATGAAAGGCGCGCGCGGCAACGGCAGGCCGACCTGATCCAGTACAACACGGTATCGAACCAGATTTGGAAAAACTGGGAACAGATCAGAGACATCGTCGGGGCGCCAATCCTTAAGACCTTCTCCAGCACGCTGACCGACATCAACAACACGATGCGGGTCATCCTCGAAGCGTTCAAATGGATCGACGATCATGTCGGCGATTGGGGCGACATGGGCAAGATCACCACCAAGCTCAGACAGGTGATGCCGACGTGGTTGGGCGGCACAACTCCTGAAGAAGACAAGGCTATCGCCGAAGAGCGCGCAAAGCGTGGCGGCGCCAGAGTGGCGCCTCCGGGCGCCGGGACGACATCGCCCGCGCAGAGAGGTCCGGCGAACGACAATATGCCATCGCCCAGCAGTGTGCCGGGTGGCGGCAGGTACTCACCGCAAGGTGGTCGTGCCGATGGGTTGCCGAACGGGCAGACCGCCGGACCGGGCACCGGCCCGGGCGCTGGCGCAACGCCGCCGATGGGTGAGGCCGCAGCAGCAGGCGCCAGCCTCGCCGCCGTGCGCGCCACTCAGGCGGACGAGCTTGCCGATCCGGCGGTGCGCAAGAAGCTGATGGCCTACGCGCATGCGGAGGTCGGATCGCAAGGCCCGCAGGCGGTGCAGGCTTTCATCGAGACGACGCTCAATCGGGCATCGGCGCGTGGAAAATCGATCGCCGACACTCTGTCCGGTTCGTATTTCCCCGGTGCTACACACACGAAAGCAGCGGCTGGTGCACCACAGAGCGTGCAGGCTGAGTACGACAAGACGATCGATCAGGTTCTCGGCGGCTCGAACATTTCCGGTTACGCGACCGGCAATGCGTCTGGCCCAGTTGGTTTCGGCAAGGGCGGCTACCAGACTTACGGCGGGAAAGAAACGGGGGGCGAAAGATTCGGCGTCGAAGCGCAAGACCGGGCATGGGCCGAGAGGATGCGCACTGGTACCGGTAACGCGGCGGCGCCGGGCGGCACCAAAAGCGCAAGCCTCGATCCATCGGGTGGCATTCCTGAATCAAAAAGCATCCCGTCGCAGTTTCAGACTGACCTGAAGGCGCTGGTGCGGAACGGTGCCGGACCGCAAAATATCCGTGCTTACATGATGCAGCGTGGCATCAATCTCAGCGAAGCCACTTGCGGCAAGTTCATGGCTTCCGTCGTCAGGGAGCATGGCGGGACTCCACCGAAAAATCCAGAGACGGCATCGAACTGGAATCTCTTTGGCGGCAAGGAAGGTGCCGGATATTCTGCTGATCCAAATGCGATCAACATTGCTGTCAAGCAAGGCGCTCGAATAGGAGACACAGGGTCGCACGTCACCGGGGTCGTTCCGATTGTAGAAGACGGAAAGATAGTCGGGTACCGCGGCATTGGTGTCAATCAAGGCAAACAGGGCGTCGAAGGTGTTGGTCCGTATGGCCGTGACGTCGCTACCAGCATTCCCCTTAAATTAGGGACCGGGCGCGGCCAGTATCAGATACGGCATCAGATTGTTGAGGATCGTCAACAACTGGATGCCGCGCAGGCTGCAGCCACCAAGGTCGAAGGCACCGGCAAGATCACGGTCGATGTCAACGCGCCCAAGGGCACCAATGTCGGCGCCGAAGGCGGCGGGCTGTTCAAGAAAACCGAGATCAATCGCCAGACCCAGATGGAGCCAGCGGCGCGCGGCCCCGAGCCAGCCATGGCCGAGGCAATATGACCGACGAATACACAGGCAAAGAGTGGATCGTGATTGGCGCCGTGTTCGTCGGCGCCGTCATGCTGATCCTGCTTTCTATTGTGCTTGATGCGATGAAGTAACATGACAGCTATTCTCGACTTACGCTATGGGCGGGGTCACGTACGTAATCCATGGCGCGAGTTTTACAAACCTGCGTCATTCAGGGGCGTGACATTCCACTGCCAGATCGATTCGCGCGAGAGCGGTCGGCGCATTGTTGAGCACGAATTTCCCAAAAAAAATCTTCCGTATGCAGAAGACATGGGGCGGCGCGCGAAATCTTTCAGCGTGCGCGGCTACATCATTGTGTTCCAGCACGATGTTGATGATAATCCGCTTTTCAAATTGGACTATCGGACGCAGCGCGATCTGCTGCGCAATGCGCTCGAAACCGAGGGCGTCGGAGCACTTATTCTGCCGACCGCCAAAGATGTCGAGTTTGTCGTCTGCACGAGCTATAAGCTGACCGAAGAAAACCAGCACGGCGGCTACTGCACATTCGACATGCAGTTCATGGAGGCTGGTTATGATCCGCAACAGATCGAGCCCAGCGAGGACACGCGCGGCAAGTTGAACGATGCCGCTGATGGCGTCACCGACCAAGGCGTCATCGCCTTATCGCCGCCCAAGATAAACTGGAGCGACGTTGCCAGCAGCGGACCGTCAGGGGATGCGACCGGGGATGTTCCAACTCCATGAAACGGAAAGATGCAACCGAAGCCGCAGGCATTGTCGGGCGCATGATGGAGCTTCTGCTTGGCACCGTGCCGCCGCAGGGCCGCCCGGGCTCTGATGCAAGAACGGCAATCAATGACGTGCGGATGAATGCACTCGTTTTGCTGATGAGCAATACGCTCGGACCGCCGCTGGCCAATGCGTTTGAAAGCGCGCAGCTTGCTGGTTGTACGCTTGCCGCAATCGTCGACGTGCGTGAACAAATCGAACTGTTGGAGGAGCCGAAGACGCTTGGAGCAATTTTGGTGCGCAACATCGGCATCAATTTCTGTCTTGCAGTAGAAGGTAAAATCATTGCAGGAATGATCTTCGTGAGCCGACAGGATGTCGATAACGTAAAGGCAAGTATTGGGCCGTCATTTGCGAAAGCCGAAGAGATCGCAGCCGACTCGATGGACTCACAGACCTATCAGGCGCTGGTGCGGCTGCACGCGGCGATCAATAACCATCTGGTGCGCACGGCACTGCCGCTGCCACGCGTGGTGAATTACCGTTTTTTCGAACCGCTGCCGTCATTGGTCATGGCCTACCGGCTTTACAATGACGCCAGCCGCGCCGACGACATTAGACGAGAGAACAAGATCGTACATCCGGCTTTCTGTCCGCCGACTGGACGCGCGCTTGCGGTTTGACCAATGCCAAAACCGGAAGAGGTAGCGACCCTCAACGTCAACAACAAGAAGTTCGAGGACTGGGAAACAGTCTGGGTGCAGGTTCGCTGGCACGAAGGCTTCAGCTATTTTCGGTTCACCGCGGCAGAGCGAGACGATCTGTATCAATTTGCCAGACAGGCGCCGCTCAATCTCCCGCTGTGGCAGAAGCTGCAGGTCAAGCCGGGCGATGCCTGCACGATCGCGCTGGCCGGGAAGACCGTTATTACCGGCTTTGTAGAGACGCGGCAGGTCGCCTACAACGCCACCAGCCACGGCGTCCAGTTGATAGGCAAGAGCGCGACGGCATGGCCAGCGCGGTCGAGCGTCGATACCAAGACCGGCAGTTTTGACGGCATGACGCTGGAGCAGGTGGTGAGGAAAGTCCTTGCACCATACGGCGTCAACGCCCGCGTGATCGGCACCATCGACCAGAAGCCTTTCGAAAAATTGCAGAACCAGCCCGGCGAGTTGATCTGGGATTTTTTCGAGCGGATTGCGCGCCCGAAGGGCGTCATCATGGGTTCCGATCCGTTTGGCAATTTTCTGCTGATCGGCGAACACGCCTCGCCGGTTGTCGGTCAACTAATTGAAGGCAAAAATATCAAGCAGTGCCAGTGCATCATCACCATGGAGCACGCCTTTACCGAGCACGACGTGCGCGGACAGCAGGTGGCGAGTGATGAGAATCATGGTCCGGCAGCGAGTGAGATGCAGGCCGTCGTGCCGGGAGCCAAGACACCGGTCAAGAGCAAGCTGATTACGCCATCGGAGCAGAATGTCACGCTCGCTGATTTGTATCAGCGCGCATACAACGAAGCAAAGTGGCACAACGCGACGATTTTCACGGTGACCGCTTTTGTGCAGGGTTGGTTGAGCAACGGCGTCGAACTCTGGGAGCCGGGCCAGATTGTCTACATCTATTCGCCGATGGCGCTGTGCGATCACCTGATGGCGATCGAGACCGCGACATTCACGCAGGACAGTCAAAACGGCACACAAACCCAGCTTGATCTAAAAATGCCGTGGGCGCTCAACAACGCGCCGGTCGACGTGAGCAATCCGAATTCGCAGAATCCGGGCAAATAAATGGAGAAGAAAAGATGCATCGCGCTACACCGTTGAATTCATCGTTTCGTAGTTACGTCGCCGGAGGCGCACGCTCGGTGATCGACAAGATCGATGACAGCAAGCTGATGCAGGAGATGGCTGGCAACTTCATGAAGGGTGAAACCCGCAACGCAGTCGAAGCGCCGCAGAATTATGGCTTCACCTCCGTCGTCCACGAGGCGACGAAAGACGCGATGGGCAAGATCACCGACGGCGCCGAAGTCGTCATGAACTTCATCGGCGGCAATCGCTCCTTTCCGATCGCTGGCGCCACGGACGATCGGCGCCATCGACTGCTCGGGCTGGCGCAAGGCGACACCGCGATGTTCCGCGGCAAGGGTGACAAGCAGCAATTCCACATGACGGAGGAAGGTGGTTACTGGTCGGCCCCGCAGAACAAGACCGTCCGCATGCAGTTGGTCGCCGCTGACAGCGAGAGCAACACATCCACGCAGGTCGGCGCGGTATCGGTACCTATGCCGATGGCGGACGGCGCACAAGGCGGGCAGGGCCAGCAGCAGCAGCAGCAAAAAAAGGGACAGAAGCCGGTCTACAAGGACGGCAAGGACGGCTACCGCTACCTCGACGTCACGGCGACCGAGACGCGCGCCTCTGGCCAGAACGTGCGCTCATATCTGCACGACAAGAAATGCTACTGCGACGTCAACGACGACAAGAACATGTATTGCGGCGGGCAGAAGGGAAAGAACCAGTTTGATCTGGTCGTGACGCTGTCCGGCCCTGCGGTGAATGTATGGGGACGGCTTGACCCACCATGAGGAACGCTAATTCGATTGTCCCTGATGTCAGGATCGTCCAGAACAACCAGTTCCCAAAATACTCGGTCACGTGCGACTGGCAACTTCTGGCGGATGGCAGGCTAGATGACCGGCAGGCACTGGCAAGCGCCGTGGTGGTGGCGCTCGGTACCAACGCGCTGGCTGGGCAAGATGATCCGTTGCCGGACCCGGACAGCAGCGACCGCGAAGGCTGGTGGGGCAATCTCGACGCCGACTTGATCTGGAACGGCTGGCCGATCGGCAGCAAAATATGGTTGCTGCGCCGTTCCAAAATCATCTCTGCTGGAACGCGGCAAGGCTCAACGGCGGCACTGGTCGAAACCTATCTGCGCAGCGCGATCCAGCCGTTTGTCGATCGCAAGATTTGCACGGCGTTCGACGTGTGGGTGACGCGCGTCACCGAGCAGCGCATCGACGCGCTTGTCCGTTTGTTCCGCGGCCCGCAGCGCGAGATCGAGCTTCGCTACTCGATCCTGTGGGACGAAATGATTCAGGATCAGGAGTAAAGCAATCATGCCGTGGAATACGCCGACCCTGCGCGACGTGCGCGGGCAGGTGCGCGACTATGTCCAGTCGACCCTGCCCGGGTCCGACGCCAATGTGCCGAACAGTGTTCTGCGCGTCCTCTCCGACAGTCAGGGCGGGCTTTGCCACCTGACCCTGCAATATATTGACTGGCTGGCGCTGCAGCTTCTGCCCGACACCGCGGAGACAGAATGGCTCGATCGGCACGGTAAAATCTGGCTGGTCAACGCCGACGGCTCGACTGGGCGCAAGATGCCGACGCTGGCGCATGGCATCGTGGAATTCACCGGGCAGGCAGGGTTCCCGGTCCCCAAAGGTACACAACTCGATTACGTCAGCAACCAGATGAGCTTCGAGACGATGGCGGACATCGTGCTCGATGGCGCTCTGCCGACACAGGTCGCGGTGCGCGCGCTCGATCCCGGCATTGCTGGCAATCTGCCAACCGGCACCAAAGTCTCGATGGCGCTCGTGCTTCCCGGCGTCGATCAGACTGCCGAAGTCGTCGACATGACCGGCGGCACGGACATCGAATCCGACGAGCAGTTGCGGGCGCGAGTTCTGCGCCGCATTCAGCAGCCGCCGATGGGCGGCGCGGCTCACGACTACGAGGCGTGGGCGCTCGCGGTGCCCGGTGTCACCCGCGCATGGTGCTATCCGCTCGAAATGGGCATTGGTACGGTCACGCTGCGTTTCATGATGGATGATCTGCGGGCCGACAACGACGGCTTCCCGCTGCAGGAAGATGTCGATGCCGTCGAGGCATACGTCAACAGCAAGCGGCCAGTCGCCGTGAAGGACTTCTTCGTGGTGGCGCCGCTCAAGCAGGAGATCACCTGCATCATCGACAATCTTGTGCCAGATACACCAGCCGTGCGCGGCGAGATCGAGGCCAGTCTGCGCGAGATGCTGCGCACGCTGGCCGCGCCCGGCCAGACTATCTTTGCAGCGTGGAAGACCTACGCGATCATGAATGCTCCAAGCATCGTGTCGTTTCATCTCGCCAACAATGAAGACGACATAATGGAATCGCCCGGTCACATGGCGGTGCTCGGGAGCATCGTCTACGACTATGAGTGATCGGCACGTCCGGCGCAGTGGTGACGACTACGCACAAGCCTTTCTTGCATTGCTGCCGCAAGGACAGGCGTGGCCGCGGCATCCAGAAAGCATTTTGGTGCAGGCGTGCACCGGTCTCAACAAATACTGGGGCTTCGTCGACGGACGTGCTGCCGATTTGCTGGAGGTCGAGAGCGATCCGCGGCTGACGGTCGAACTGCTGCCGGACTGGGAGCGTAACTGGGGTCTGCCAGACCCATGCTTCTTCGGTACGCAGCAGACGATGGCCGATCGTCGGCGCATCCTGATGATCAAGATGACGTTGCTCGGCGGACAGTCGCGCGCGTTCTTCGTCGAGATCATGGGCTGGATGGGCTACTCGATCAATATTTCCGAGTACGCGCCATACATGACCGGCATCTCTCGGGTCGGTGATACATCGCGCGAGGAAATAGCAGCCGGTGGACACCCCGGGAATATGCGGTGGTATCTCGGGCCACCGGAAATGAGATTCTACTGGACCGTCCACGTCGGCGACGCGCGGCTCACGTGGTTTCGGACCGGCCCGATCGGTGGTGAGGTCGGCGTCGATCACCATCTGGAGATCGGCCTCGCGGAAGAACTCATCTGTCTGCTTGAACGCTGGAAGCCAGCGCACACGCAAATCACTTTGGATTACTCCGGCCTCACAACCGGCGGCCCAATGGCGGGTACGCCCTAAGAGGAAAATATGCGCTATCACCAGCCCTACGGAGTAACTGATGAATCCGCGCCTTATATAAACGGTGATCCCTCAATCGCACGGCAGGGCTCGATCATCCCGGCGGAGGCAATAGAATTTCCGCAGCGCGAAGCCGTTGCGCTGATCGAGGGCGGTGACCTCGTCCCCGACGATGCCAGCCTCGCGCAGATTTTGTACGCCGTGCGCAGCCAGCGCATGAACTATGCGCTCGCAGTCGCTAGTGGTTCAGCCGACATCGTCGCGGTCGAGTTTGATCCGCCGATCGCGAACACCATGACCCCCGGCATGCCGCTCCGCATCAAGGCCATCGCCAACAATACCGGACCGACGCAGCTTTCAACTGACGGAATTCTGCACGCCTTGCGGCATGCTGATGGCTCCGAACTGATCGCCGATGAAATTAAAAACGGCGTGGTGTTCGGTGCGGTTTGGAATGACACCGGATACTGGGAATTTAATTCGTATATGGGAGGCACGGGCGGCGGTACTGGCGGCGGCACCGTCACCGACAATACTATCGCGGTGCAGATTCCTTTCTGCATTGATACCGGCACCCAAAATTCGCTGGTCGCGCCGTTCACCCCGGCCATCACGACACTGTACGCGGGCCTGATAGTCGAGGTGCGCGTGATCAACGACATTACCGGACCGGCGATTATAAGAGTGAACACGCTCAATCCAGTGCCAATCCTGCGCGGCAACGGCGCACCGTTGCAGAACGGCGATGCGGTCGCGGGCCAGATCATGCTGCTGATCTACTCGGCAGCGCAGAACGCCTTCCAGTTCAGCGGCCTTATTCCGAAGGCTGCGGGTGGTCTGGGGCCGGTCGGCAGCGTCGTCATGTGTGCGGCAAACACACCGTTTGCCGGTTTGCTGAAATTAAACGGCGCATTGCTGGTCCGCGCTGAGCACCCACTGCTGTGGACCTTTGCTAATGCCAGCGGACGCATCGTCAATGAAGTTGATTGGCAAACCCCGGCGAGCCGGTTGTGGTCATCGTTCTCGCGCGGCGATGGTGTCAGCACGTTTCGTCTGCCGGACTTCCGCGCGGAATTTTTGCGGTTCTGGGACGACGGGCGCGGGGTCGATGCATCGCGAATTTTGGGACAGCAGCAAAAAGATCAGGTCGGAGAGTTCACATACAGCGGCACGATCACCAGCCTGAATGTCCAATGGCTTTATTTCAACGAGACAGGGCCATCGTCATCAGGCCATTCGCCAACGCAGCCGCCGAACTACTGGGGCTACGGCTGTCCGATCATGTACCCCGGCGGCACTGAAACGGGCATCGGCAATGGCGGCGACTTCTACCCAAGGATGATGCAAGCACCGCTCACCGGGTTTTCTGGTCAGGTAAAGCTGAGCGGCAATTCCGGCCTTGAGACACGTACCCGCAACATCGTGGTCACGCCCTGCATCGTGGACGGCTAAAGGGAAAACAATGCGGTATCATCAACCGTACGGCGTCACCGACGAGAACGCGCCCTACATAAACGGTGACCCGTCGATCGCACGGCAAGGCTCGATCATCCCGGCGGAGGCGGTGGAGTTCCCACAGCGTGAGGCCGTCGCGCTGATCGAGGGCGCAAAGCTGACCCCCGACGACGCCAATCTTTCACAGATGCTTTATGCGGTGCGCAGCCAGCGCATGAACTACGCGCTGGCGATTGCCAGCGGGTCTGCTGACATCGTGGCGGTTGAATTTGATCCGCCGGTCGCCAATACGATGACGCCGGGGATGCCGCTGCGCATCAAGGCGATTGCGAATAATACCGGACCGGCGCAACTTTCGACCGATGGAATATTGCATGCGCTGCGTCATGCTGATGGCTCTGAACTGGTCGCTGATGAAATTAAAAACGGCGTCGTATTTGGCGCGGTCTGGAATGATACCGGGTATTGGGAATTTAATTCGTACATGGGAGGCGGCGGAGGTGGCGGCGGAGGTGGAACCGTCAACAACACCTACAATGTCAACATTCCCTATACGGTGGACACCGGCACGCCAAATGCGCTGGTCGCGCCATTCGTTCCTGCCATCACCGCATTGACCAACGGGTTGACGGTCGAGGGGCTGGTGATCAACGACATCACCGGACCATCAACCATTGTGGTGAACAATCTCGCGCCGGTCCCGATCCTGCGCGGCAACGGTCAGCCATTGCAGAACGGCGATGCAACGAGCGGGCAGATTATGCTGCTGATCTATTCCGCGCTGGCTGCTGCGTTTCAGTTCAGCGGCCTGATCCCGAAGCCGGTGTCGAACCTTGGGCCGGTCGGCAACATCATATTGACACCGGCAAACGCCCCATTCCCCGGCACACTGAAGCTGAACGGCGCGATGCTGGTCCGCGCCGAACACCCGCTGCTGTGGGCCTATGCCGCCGCCAGCGGGCGTATCGTCAACGAGGCGGATTGGCAGAACCTGCAAGCAAGATCGTGGACGGCGTTCTCGCGCGGCGATGATTCAACGACCTTTCGCTTGCCAGACTTTCGCGGCGAGTTCTTGCGCTGGTGGGATGACGGGCGCGGCGTTGACATAGGCCGCTTGCTTGGCGGACAGCAAACGCATCAGGTCGGTGAGATGTCGTTCAACGGCACCATGACCTGCACAAACGTCGTCTGGTACTATTTCAATTCGACAAATCCAAATCAGGGTGTGCCGAATTATTGGGGTTATGGCGTTCCAATTATTTACACCGGGGGCGGTGGCGGTGAGGGACCGATTTACGGGCTTGGCGGAACCCAGATCGGGTCTGCACCGCTGACAGGTTTTTCAGGTCAGGCGAGCATGGCTGGAAATTCCGGCCTTGAGACGCGCACCCGAAACATCGTGGTCATACCCTGTATCGTGGATGGATAGATAAAATGCGCTATCATCAGCCTTACGGCGTCACCGACGAGAACGCGCCCTACATCAACGGCGACCCATCGATTGCACGGCAGGGTTCAATTATTCCGGCTGAAGCAATCGAATATCATCAGCGCGAATTTGTCTCGCTGATCGAGGGCGCGAGCCTCGTCCCCGACGACGCCAATCTTGCACAGATGCTTTATGCCGTGCGCAGTCAGCGCATGAATTATGGATTGGCGATTGCCAGTGGCAGCGCCGACATTGTCGCCGTCGAGTTCGATCCGCCAATCGCCAACACGATGACCCCCGGCATGCCATTGCGGATTAAAGCCATCGCCAACAACACCGGACCGGCGCAGCTTTCGACCGATGGCATCCTGCATGCGTTGCGGCGGGCCGATGGTTCCGAACTGGTCGCCGATGACATAAAGAATGGCGTCGTATTCGGTGCGGTTTGGAATGATACGGGGTACTGGGAGTTCAACTCCTACATGGGCGGGGCCGGTGGTGCCGGTGGTGGCGACGACGTCATCAACAACACCTATAGCATCCACATTCCGTTCTGCATCGACACCGGTACACCGAACGCGCTGGTCGCACCGTTCGCGCCAGCGATCACGGCATTGACCAACGGGCTGACCGTAGAGGTCAGGGTCATCAACGACATCACAGGGCCAGCGACCGTCGCGGTCAATGCGCTTGCGCCGGTCCCGATCCTGCGCGGCAATGGTGTGCCGCTGCAAAGCGGAGACGCGGTGACCGGGCAGGTCATGTTGCTGATTTATTCTACGGCGCAGAACGCCTTCCAGTTCAGCAGCATCATCCCGAAATCAGGAGCCGGTCTGGGGCCGGTCGGCAGCATCATTCTGTGCATCGGCGGTACGCCGTTTTCCGGTACGCTGAAACTTAACGGTGCGATGCTGGTCCGCGCCGAGCATCCACTGCTTTGGAATTACGCCAATGCCAGCGGGCGTATCGTCAACGAGACGGATTGGCAGATCGCGGCCAACCGGTTGTGGTCATCGTTCTCGCGCGGCGATGGGTCGACGACATTCCGGTTGCCCGATTGGCGCGGCGAATTTCTGCGCTGGTGGGATGACGGGCGCGGGGTCGATGCCGCACGTGTTCTCGGGCAGCAGCAAAAGGATCAGATCGGCGAATTTACATACAACGGCACGATTAGCTGCCCGACGGACATCGACTG